ACTTCCGTAGAATTTATTGTCCTTAAATTTGTATGTGTATCCATATTGATGACAGAATTCTACCAATTTATCCAAGAGGCCCACATAAATGTGTTTGTTTCTTAGATCAAATAGATGTATCTCACCATTCCAATTTCTACGTCTATATTGAGGCATAAACTTTGCCCCTTCAACTTCAAATGTAAAATGATCTCTTAACTCATACTCAACATGAGGTTCTGTTTCTACCTTTAAAAACACCTCATTTGATTTTCCAATGATTAGTTCTGCCATATTTACCTCCAACGAATGAGGTATTATCCAAGTCCTGCCGAGAACCGAATAAATTCAATCGCATTTTTAATTTGATATGTTCTATTCTGAATCACCTTCAAAATACTTTCTATGTAATTCAAAATCGTATCATAGTATTCTACTTTGAGTGCAATATCAGAAAGTTTAGTATCTGCATCCAAGTATTTTTGTAAAGTATCTTTATCGCGAATTTTCTTTGGAAATGGATTCTCCTCATAAACATCAGGATCTGCCTTTCCAGAGTAATACTCATACCGTTCGTGTCTTATATTTCTTCTCTGCTGCTCTGCTTTCTTTCTCAGAAGAATTATCGTATTATATAGTTCAAAATATTTTGCGTGAAGAACGGGAATATTTAAAGATTCCGTGTGTAAATTATCAATGTCAATGTGAGCATCTTTCTCCCACATTTGTTGAATTGTCTCAAGATTGATCTGGTTGTACATAATGTAATGGTTCGCCTCCCAAAGTAACTATGTCGTAGATAGTGTACTTAAATGATACCTCAGCGGTAATATACTCTAAATCTGGATCGGTTGCATTAAAATCTAACTGACTCAGATATGTTGGCCACAGATCCCGGAAAACTACTTTGAATGATGGATTGTTGGCGCTAGTAAGAATATTTAGCGTACCATCACAGAAGAGATTTAGAAGTGATGGGTGATGCTGAACATCTAATCCGGGATTGGTAAATTGACGATCATAGATGTCTCTAAGACTATCTGGATATCCACAACCACGTATCCAATGGTGAATTTCCATGTAGTTCTCTAGATCTTCATCAACTAGAAATCTGACACGGAAATCATCAAATTGAACCTTATCCCCTGGTACATCAATATCCTTTAGTCCGGTTGGTTGTAGAGCTGCACCAAGACTAATTCCAGGTATTTGTGCGCCGTTTCCAAAGAAAGCAACTTTTGGCGCTCTGTTTAGAATTAGTTGAAATCCAACATTTGAAAGAAAATTTCTGTTGGTAATTTGGTTTTTTAAACCGTTGCTTATTGCCATTTCAAATTAACATTTTTATCTATTTATCCTGGGTAAGCATTATTAATCCCCCAATACAACCAACAACCAATGATTGAAAAAATGATAATAGTCTTCACGGCAAGATTCATGAGTAAATTTGCAAGTTCCATAATATTTTATAGCGACTAGGTATTTTGTGCAAGTTTATGTCAGAGTATATAGACATACTTTTCCCATCTAGAACCAGGACCGTTATATCTTAATGATCTACTGATGCTACTTTCAAGGACCCCAGTATCTTCTCTGGCATCTTTCATGGACTTGTATACCTTGCCCGTTGTTTTATCCCTCACGGAGACTATTCTGGATTGTCTTGCCGCTTCTTTAACGTGTTCTGGACATGGAACTCCAAATCTACCACCATCACCACCACGTGTTGCGTTATATTCTGGGTTTAGTTTGTCTATCCAATAAATCTCTCTTTCTCCTGCAACATCTGCTGTCACCTCCTCCACAATATCCCACTTAAAGTTTTCGCGACCATATTTTCTTAGTGCATTTGGGAAAGGTGTATTTGCATTTTTATTTGTTGCATACCACCAGTGCTTATATTCACGTTCTTCTACTGTCCCAGCACATCTCCCAATATAAATTTTACCATTTAATTTGTTTGTTGCTTTGTAAATATAACACATGTCACGGAGGTTCTTAACATACTATGTATAAAAAAAGGGTCCCGAAGGACCCTTGGAAAAATCTTTGTAACAAAAATTTACATAAGATTTTTGACCGCCACGCGACGATAGTAGCGGTTTGCATTAACCTGCAGGCGGCCAAGACCCTGAGTGGTGCCTTCTGCAAATGGGTTTGCAGCAAGACCATAACGGGTCTTAAATCCGATCTTGGGCTGGAAGGTGTCCTGACCAACAGCACGAACCATTTGGAGAGGAACGTATGGGCAGTAGAACAGACCAGCATCATAAGGAGATGCGCCCTTATAACCAATAACGTAATACTGGTTAGAGGTGAATGTGTTACCAGCAGCAAGGTTTGCTGAATAAGGATCAATGTATACACGATACTTACCAAGCAGAACACCTGCGAAGGTGTTGCCAGTGTCATCAACGTTGAGGTTTGCGTTGAGTGCTGGGGTGTAATCAAGAACACCAGCCATGCTCAGTGCAGAAGCAACGTCTGCGGAGCAGAGAACAATGTTGCCCTTTCCGCGACGAGTTCTTTGTGCAATTCTGTTTGCATCACGCTCGATCTGGAACAGGAGACCCTTGAACTTCTCAACAGACCAACGACCGTTGGAGTCAACGTCAAGGTCAAATACACCAGGAGTTGCGGTATTTTCTACAGCACCTTGCTCAGCAACCTTATAGATGGTTCTGATGACTTCGCGGTTGATCTCAGCAAGAATCTCAGTAGAGAGAATATTTGCGAGTTCCGCTTCAGCATTCAGACCGTGGATTGCCTTCAGGTCTTGTGCAAGCTCAAGGCTGTATTCTGCCTTCAGAGCACGTGACTTAGCAGTTACAGTGACCTTTTCAATCGAGAATGCCATCTCGTTGAAAGCTGCAGTTCCCACGCCAAGATCTTCAGCGTCGCCAGTAGGCATACCTTGACCAACGGTATAACCGAGGGAGGATGCGGTGCCAACTGGGTTGAGAACTGCTGGGTTGGTGCCGGACTGAATGGTGCTACCAATACCAGCGTTGTTGTCAGCGAAGGCTTGGTTGATTGCGTTGCCATAAACAGCATCCTGACCAGAGAATACTGTATCTGCTTCGTTATAGAATGCCTCAGTACCAGACTGATTAACATAGCGCGAACGCATTGCGAAAATCAGACCAGTAGGGCCGGTCATTGGTTGAACGCCAGCCAGGTCATAAGCGACCAGATTTGGCATAGAACGACGAATGAGGCTGATCAGAACGGGATCGAAACCAGCAACAGTGTTGCCAGCGCCGCCGCCAAATCCACCTTGAGAACCAGCAGCGTTGCCGCTGTTGGTTGGTGCTTCCATCAGGGACTGCATCGAACCGTTATCAAATGCAGATTGCTCACGGAGGAATCTTTCTTGGTTTTCGAGCAGGACAGCGGTTACGGCTCTACGATGAGGATCTTTGATCTCTTCACCATAATTGAGCAGTGGAGCCCACTTTTCCTGCAATTGCTCGGAATGGAACATTTGCTTTTACCTTTTAGAATAGTTGTTTACGTTTGAATTATATTAAATTCAATTATTTGCTAAATGCCGAAAGAGTCTTCAGATATTTTGCCATCGATCCGGAGATCGCTTCCGGAGATGTGTCAACACCTTCGGACAGAGTTTCAGTTTTAGCCTTAGGAGCAATAGAAGCAAAATATGCTTCCTTTAGAGTCTCCATTTTCTCACGATATGCTTCTTCACTTTCAAACTCAACACCTTCTGCAAGGGAAGCGAGCTTCTCTTTCTGTGTTGCCGCAAGGCCCTCAGAAATTTCATCAAGAATGTTGTCAGCAACAGCCTCTGCAAGACGCTTATTGAGAGTTACATTCCTTTCGATTTGCTCGTTGAGTTTTGTCTCCATTTCATCAAGTTTTTCTACCATGCTCTCAAGAACATCATATTTATCTTCAGGGATTGTTACATAATGATCTTCAAAAAGTCCTCTTAAGTTATGGAGGAACGATTCAGTAAGTTCGGTCTTAAGACCATGCTCTATTGCTAGAGCATTCTCAGTAAACCACTCTTCCGCAACGTACTCCAGGTACGAATCTACGCGAAGTGCTAGTGATTCTTTGATAGATTCGACTTCTTCTAGGAGTTGCTCTTCGTATTGAACTTCAAGGTCTTCCTTGATTTCAGCAACCTTGGATAGAAGTGCGGACTCAAAGATGGTGCGAGCCTTTTCTTGGAATTCTTCAGAAAGATCTTCGCCAGAAAGGAGAGCATTAACATCTTCTTCGATGTCATACTCTTCTACTTCTTCCTTGCACTCTTCCTTTTCATCCTCATCCTCATCCTCATCTTCGTCATCATCCTCATCCGCTTCTTTTGCAGCAGCTTCTAGGAGTTCTTCGTCCTCATCGTATTCAACTTCCTCTTCCTCCTTAACCGCACCACTCATATGTGGCATAGCGTCGGCAGCTTTAGCACCTCTATTCACAACATCTCTCACTTGCTTGAGTGTTGCGCCAGGTGTCTTGAGTTTGGCTGAATCGTCGTCAGACTTATAGTTTTCAGGTGTAGGTCCACCAAGATCTTCCCAACTTGCAGTTTGTCCTGGAGTGTCTCCGGACAAATGTGCCATTGGATCTGCTGCACGTGCACCAGAATTCGCGGCGGTTTTGGATTGCTTAGTGCCTACTTCCATCTCTTGTAAATCTTCACGGGACATTTGAACTCTCCGATGTTTTCCTAGAATGAATCTATATTTATTTATAAATTAAAGATTTGCTAGAAACTCATTAAACAATTGTAGTTTATGTTCCTGCAATCTATGTTCGTCAACTAAAGTGTTAATTCTTCTTGCTGTGGACTCAGCGAGTTTTTCACGAAGGATTCCACCTTCCCAAACCCACTCTTTTCCTTCCA